CCACAGAGTTTGCAAGAAGTAGCAACAGGTGCCGGCAAGACAATCACCACAGCAACATTGAGCCACTTGTGCGAGCCGTATGGACGTACAATGGTTATTGTACCTAATAAAAGTCTTGTGGTACAGACAGAAGAAGATTATCGAAATCTTGGGTTAGATGTAGGTGTATACTTTGGTGATCGTAAAGAATTAAACAAGACGCATACAATTTGTACTTGGCAAAGCCTTAACGTGCTCGACAAGAAAGGTTTTGATGATGCAACACTGTCATTAGCAGAATTTTGTGAAGGTGCAGTCGCAATCATCGTAGACGAATGCTTTGACGGAGATGCGTTAGTATTAACCCCATCCGGGTATGTAGCTATCAAGCATATAGGCATTGGCGATACGGTTATTAACTATTCCGAGAAAACTAAACAGTTTAAAATTGATACAGTTGTAAACTCGCATGTAAATCTGACAAATACTAATAGCGAAAAAATGTATGAGCTTGAATTTGATAACGGATCAAAAATACAAGTTACTGGTAATCATAAATTTCTTACTAATTTAGGATGGTGTCGTGCAGACGAATTATCAGATCATCACGAAATTGTAAATAAAACATAAATACATATAACTAACGCAGAGGTGTTTATGAAAATTACATACAAAGAATGGATTAACAGATTAAATCATGCATTGATAACGGCTCAACAACACACTCGGGTTGTGGAATACGGAAAACAAACATTAACTTTATCAACGGGCGACGTACTAACTGATAGTAATTTTACACGTTTTAAAAAACGAGTATTAAGTACAAATACCGATAAATGGGTAACTTCAATTGATCAATTGTTAAATGGCAGCGTTTCTGAAAAAGATATCAAATCATACCTTAGCGCAATAGGCGGATTTGCTTGCCAACGTATCCATGGTGAGAAATTAAAAAAGAACTTGAATACAGGTGTTCCATGGAGCAAAGGACTTAAAGGAAGTTATCCATATTCTTCTCCGTGCTCTGATGCTACAAAACGAAAAATTAGTGAAAAAAATCAAGGGGAACGGAACGGAATGTATGGCACCGTTATGTCAGCTGAAAAAAAACAAGAAAAATCTCAGTTGATGCATGCTATGATATTAGCAGGAACATTTACTCCAAATTCTAATAATAGAAATACTCATTGGGATGCGGAATATAATGGTAAAAAATATAGATCAAGCTGGGAGGCGTTGTATCAATATATTAATCCTGTTGCAGAATACGAAAAATTTAGAATTGAATATATGTTAGACGGGAAAAATAAAATTTATATTGTAGATTTTATTGATAATGTTAATAAATTAGTAATTGAAGTCAAGCCGCGTGAGCTATGCGTGGGAGACAAATTTAATGCAAAAATAAATGCACTAACTGGTTGGGCAACTACAAACAATTATGCTATACTGATAGTAGATAAAGAGTGGTTTCGGTCACGTCCTATCAATATAGATTACAGCAAATTTGATATTAAGACCTCTAAAAAAATTAAGAAAATTTATGAAATTAAAAATTAGAACAGAAATCAGCAAGCCTAATAAAGTTTATAATCTGCATGTAGAAAATGATCATAATTATGTTGTTGCAGGTGCAGTAGTATCCAATTGCCATCAAGCCAAGGCTGAGGTCTTGACCAAACTGCTGACACAAAACTTTAAAAACTGTCCTATTCGTTGGGGATTAACAGGAACTGTTCCTAAAGAGAATTGGGAATTTCAAGGTATCCTTGCCAGCATCGGTCCGGTGATCAATCAAGTAAGTGCGCATGACCTACAGGAAAAAGGCGTGTTGGCACAATTGAATATCAATGTGCTACAAACTAACGAAGTGCAGGTGTTTACCAGTTTTGCAGATGAGTACAAATTCTTAGTCACTGATGACAGCAGATTAACTTGGATAGCAAATAAGATTCAAGAACTTAGTCTAAGTGGAAATACACTAGTGTTGATCAATAGAATTGACACAGGAAATAAATTAATAGAGCGCTTGCCTCAGGCGGTATTTGTTTCAGGCGGCATGAAGTTGGACGACAGGAAAGAAGAATATGACGAAATTAAAACAAGTGATGACAAGATTATTGTGGCGACTTATGGTGTGGCCGCTGTGGGTATTAATATCCCTCGTATTTTTAATCTGGTTCTTTTGGAGCCCGGAAAGAGCTTTGTCCGAGTTATACAAAGTATTGGGCGAGGTATTAGAAAAGCAGAAGACAAAGACTTCGTGCAAATTTGGGATTTAACTGCCAGTAGCAAATACGCTAAAAAACATTTAACAGAGAGAAAACGTTTCTACAAAGAAGCACATTATCCATTCACAGTAGAAAAGGTAAAATACTAATGCAAATATTAACACTTGATAATAAGATTTATCACCTCAATGACCTTCCAGATGAAATAGAAGACGACCTTAGATTTTCAGTAATGGACAATAGTGATCCATCGAATCCTGATTATTTTTATATTCCGTTAATTTTCTTAGAAAGTTTTACTGCTCCGGCAGCAGTATTACAAATAGGTCCCTACAGAGTTAATATGCCTCTTGATTGGTGCACTATTGTAGGAGATCCTGAAGGCCCTTCAATGGAAATTCTTCCACTGACAAGTTTAAATGATAGAGGTTTTAGAACTTTTACATTTAATCCTTTAAGTAGTTTTAGACCAGAATTTTTTGATGTTGATATCGTTGATGTCTATCAAGATGTTAAATGGTATTTTCCTAAAATGAAGCCAGGTCAATTGCTTTGCACTCCGTTAAGCAATGATCCTAAACCAGTGTGTGCATATTTTGTAAAAGAAGTTAGTAGGCAAAGTGAATTAGTTGATTACGGCCTGTGTTGGTAATATGAGCAGGCTTACACCAGGTGCATCATATTCTTATGAAAAAATTGATGGGGTGACATACGCACAGGAATTATCATCAACTGAAAAAATAATCATAGGGTGGGATTGGAGTTCAGATGACCAATTACTGGCGCCTGAACATATTAGATCAAAACTTGATGATATTAAAGAAAAGAATTTATGGAATGAAATTCGAAGAGTAGCCCGGACTAATGTTACCTTGCAAAAAGCATTAGACCAGTGTATAATTATACATCACCTCAGTAAAGACAACCCTAAACCACTAGATTGGCATCCAGTATAATGGCAGCAAAATTAGACATTGGCAAAGAACTAAGAGCAGTAAATTCTAGAAATTATGATTTCTATAATAACCTTACTGACGAAGAAAAGAAAGCATTTAGTCCGTATCTCCTAATGAGGTTCGTGGGCAATCCTCAGTCTGATTCTGAAACTTATGAATTTACAATTGATCGTGTTAACGAATTTGTAAACAAAAATCATTGGGAACTAAGCAAAGGTCATAAACCGTTGCTATGGAAAATGTTTGCAAGTTGCGGTACCGGCACGTCTTTGCGATATACATATCTTAAATCAGGTACGAAAGAAAAAGCAAACAAAATTGAAAAATTGTTAGAAGAACTGTATCCTGCTATGAAGATGAGTGATATTAAATTACTTGCATCTATGATGGACAAAAAAGATCGAGACGAACTATTTGATAAAATGGGTTTTGACAAAAAGCAACGGAAAGATTACGAGTGATTAAACTAGAAGAACAACCTTTTAACTGTGTACATTGCGGTAAGGCGTTTATGAAAGAAAAAACGCTAATTGCTCACATGTGCGAGCAAAAACGTAGAGTATTACAGAAAGAAGAAAAGCGAGTTCAGGTAGGATTTTTTACATACAACAGATTTTATCAACTAACACAGAATGCCAAAAAACAAAAGTCTTATTCTGATTTTTGTAAAAGCAGTTACTATAATGCATTTGTAAAATTTGGCAGTTTTATCAATAATGTTAATCCGTTATACCCTGAACGATTTATTGATTGGGTGATTAAAAGCGGAGTTAAATTAGATCACTGGTGTCGAGATGAATTATACGACAAGTATCTAGCGGATCTTGTAAAAATAGAACCTGCCGAAAGTGCAGTACAACGTAGTTTGCAATATATGATGGAATGGGCTGAAGAACAAAATGCAGAGTATACACATTACTTTAGATATGTAAGTGTTAATCGTGCAGTATATCATATTCGAGATGGAAAACTTTCACCGTGGTTAATTCTTAACTGTTCAGAAGGCGTTGAGTTATTGAGAAAGTTTAGCGACGAACAATTGGAAATAGTTGATAAAATTTTAGATTTTGGGTTTTGGTCAAAGAAATTTAAAGAAACTCCTGCTGATGTTGCATTGGTTAAAGAAGTATGTAGGGAGATAGGAATTGCCTGATATTGACTTAGACTTTGCTAATAGACAACTAGCATTAGATAAATTAACTCACATTACTGCATCTCGTGCCGAGAACGGAGATTTTAAAAAGCACAACACTGGCGTATATTGTCACGTTATTCCGTATAATCCATTAACTGGCCTATCTGCAATTGAGTATAAGAAAGCAGAAGATAGAGGATATTTTAAAATAGACTTTTTAAATGTATCTGCTTATCAAGGAATAAAAAACGAGGAACAACTTGAACAGTTGTTAAAAATTGAACCGCTATGGGATCTATTAGAAGATTCTGCGGTATGCGATCAGATGTTTCACATTAACGGATATCATAATATGATTGCTAAACTTAAACCTCGTAGCATTGAGCAGTTAGCCATGTTTCTTGCTCTCCTCCGGCCTGGTAAGAAACATCTCATCCCAGTATGCAACGAAAAAGGTTTCGATGCTATTGAAAATGAGATATGGGTTAAAACAGAAGATGCTTATTTCTTTAAAAAGGCTCATGCTGTTGCGTATGCTCATGTAATTGTGGTACAACTAAATTTACTATGTGAAAATATTAGTTACGGTTTTTCTTAACGTTTCTAACCAGTTGAATGCTTTTACGTTTAACTCGTTTTTCTGCAATTTCACCTAAATTTACAATTGGTCCAAATATTATTTCAACATCTTTACTGTTAAATGTTTTAACATATGGTCTAAAGTCTATCATATCCTGTTTTAAGAATATGTTGATTGGAATTTTTCTATTGGATTCCCACCACCATGTTTCTCCTAATTCTAGAAATAATTTTCTTTCTTCCTCAGAACGTATATCAGCATAACTATAGATGCTGGTAACATTGAGGTCGTAGTTGATTACTATTCCGATATATTCGTTAACCGATGTTTTTACACTGGTTATAAACGGAAAGTTTTTCTGAAAGTCGTCCTTACTGGTCATTAAAATAAATATATGTATGCAAAAATTACCAGTTTATTTATACTCCAATTTAATGCAAGTGCAATTAGATGTGGACAATAATACAAGGATAGATAGAACAATGTACCAGCGTGAACTAAAAATACAAAAAGGACTTAAAAATAAAGTTCAAATTCAAGTTAAAAATTCTGACCAGAAAACTGTTAGAATCAAAGCCGCTGGCGCAACTACCCAGGAAATTTCAACATCAAGCACAGAAATATTTTTAGATAGCACAACTGGCATTGTTGCAGGAATGACAGTTAACAGTAATAATGTGCTTCCGGGAACTTATGTTTCTTCTGTAAATGCAGATAGCGTTATTATTGCCAACCTAAATCCTGTTTACAACCTAGATACTGAGCAATTTCAATCACCTATATTAACTACAATCAGTTCGGGTACATCAATAGCATTCAATCAAAATTTTGTATTCAGCATGTTTAATGCTAACGAACAACGACTAGTTTTAGAAAAACAATTAGAAGTTTTAGATGACGGTGTCACAACAGCAACTCGAGGCATAGCCTTATTAACTTTAAACGAAAACGACACCCGATCTTTATCAAGCGGATATTACAAATACGGCATTACTCTAACAGACAGCGACGGCGGCAAATTACCATCATACTCGAATACCTACTACGGAATAGACGGTACGGTAAACTTAACACACGATTTATATCCTACATTAAAAGAGAGTGGTTCTGTCGTAAGTTTTCAAAGATTTGCAAATGAGCAGACTAATTTATACGAATTTTACACAGGCAATTTAAGAGCATATCCAGAACTAACACAAACAACAACAGCCGCTCTTTACCTTGAGAATTTTACAGGCACAGTGCTAATTCAAGCAACACTAGATAATAGTCCCGGTTCGTTTGGAAATTATGTAACTTTGGAAACAAAAACATATACTGGATTTACTGGAGTCGATTATGCTAATGCTGTTGGCAGTTGGAGCGATGTTAGAATAAAATGGATTCCGGATACTGACGGAACTTATAATCATTACAGTCCACAATTGCCCGGAAATCCTACTCCAGGAACTGCATATTATCCAAACGGAAAAGTTGACAAAGTATTGTATAGAAGTTAAAATATATGCATGAACC